CGCCTAGCCTGCACTACAGCAAGGTGTTTCTCCTCGACTACCTTAGCTTGCTCGATAGCTTTCTTGTCGGCTTCCTCAAACTTCTTACCTCTCAGCGAGCGGTTAGCGTTGTGGATCTTAAAGTAGTCTGTGTATGCCTGGTCTAGTTCAGCCTGAGCGGCATCTAGGTCCGCCTGCCTGTTTGATTTAGAAGACTCTGGAGTTGTCGCCTGGTCAATAGCTTCATTACCAGACATCGGCTCGGCGGCATCTTCTGGAAGCTGGGCAATAGCCTTACCTTCTGGTGACTCCTTGAAAGCAGACTGCTCACGGCCCTCTGGAGAGTTGATACCGTCGTTAACAAGACGGATGTCATCTGGAGTAATTGGAGCGGTGTTCATATCCTTTAGCTCTGGGATATCAGCAGCGTCAGTCAGTCCGCCAAGGTTGTCAGCGTTGCCTTCAGTCTTGATGCCCTTTGACTTTAGGTAGCTCTCTGGAAGAGTAGCACCAATTAGCTCAACGTGCTTGGTCTTGACTTCGTAGATGCCATCAGGAATACCCTTGTCGCTCATGTTCTGAACTAGAAGACGTACGGTGTCAGGGGTTCCGCCAGAACCAGCTGAGCGACCAGGAACACTAGAGACCTTGCCATTGATCTTGAATGCAGCACGAAGCTCGGCACCCATCTCAATCCACTGGCCAGCACCCTTACCAAACTTTAGACGCGGTTGTACACGCCAGAAGCCGTTGTTTGCTCCATCGTTAAATCCGATTCCTGCAAGAATGGTTTCTGGGTTAAATTTGTCTAGATAAGACATGCGTATCCTTCTTTTTGAACGCTGACACTGCGGTAAAGTTTTCGTGCTACAAATAGCCTACTAAAAGTTTACAGAAGACTGGGGTATGTTATTTGGATTAAGGTAAAAAATAACCCCGGCGGGTAGGCCGGGGGTTACTTTTTTAAGTTTAGCGAATGCCTAGAGAAGCCTTGATCTGCCATGCGTGCTTCTGTAGCGCTGTCAAACGGTCAGCTGCGTAGTTAGCAATGTCCTGACGGTTGATATCATTTGCAACAGCAAAGATCTCGTTGAACTTCCCAATAAGGATTCCATTTACTCGGTGTAGAGATTCAAGCATTGCAATAGTGTTTCCGCCATCAATACGTTCTTCGTGAATAGAGGTCAGCTCTAGGAAGTCGGTTAGAAGGTATGGCGCTTCGTGACCTAGCTTAAGGATGCTCTCTGCAGTGTCATCAATTGAAGCATCGATATCTTCATAGATCTCGCCGAAGAACTCGTGATACTCATTGAAGTCTGGGCCCATAACATTCCAGTGATATCCGTGAGCAATGTTGGCCGCTACTGTAGAGTCTGCAACAGCGCGAGCAAGAAGGATAGCTAGATCCATACCTGACTGCTCTGGCTTAATTTCGTGCATTTCTTCAATTGGCATAACGGTCTCGTCTAGTGGGACGTCGATGTATTCATTCATATTGGATTAGGCTCCTGGTGTTGTTGGTGCGGTGGGTTCTGCTAGTCCGGCATCGGCGGGGGCAACTTCTGGAGCTGCGCCTGGAGCCGCAGGGGCACCTGGAGTTCCGGTTGCCTGAGTTAGTAGCTGGTCTAGAGCAGGTGGGATTGGTGCTGCTGACTGCTGCTGCTGAATGTCGCGGGTCATGTTCATAACATCCGGAGCAACTGCAGTAAGCAAGGCTTGAGTTAGCTCAGGGGTAACAGCACCCTTGTTTAGAACGATGCGAAGTGCAAGCTCTGTAGGGTCTGGTGCATCCTGGTCTGAGAAGCCATGGGTGCGACGCCATGTGTCAAATGATACAGCCATCTTGTCGAAGCCTGCATCTGCATCTGCTGCACGGTCGTTACGAGTAGCAACAGCCGATGGGTCATACCAAATGTGGAGGCGGTTAACATCTGCCTTGTCGTAGCCATTAGCGATTAGGTAAGGGCGTAGGTAGACAACAGTAAGCGCGTCAACAATGAGCAGCATTAGAGGTTCAATGTGTGCCTTGTAAAGTGACTCGTCGATCTGTAGAGCGTTTGAGTACTTAACGTTAGCCATACCAGAGACAACGTCCTTAGGAACGTCTAGACCCTGCATGATGCGCTCAAGAACACGGTCAGCACGAACAACAAGAGAGTCGTCAAATGAACGCTCGAACTTGAACTGCTTGATCTTGTCGCCAAGGTCTGCAGGACCGCGGATGATTAGAGGAACAACAGCAGAAGCTGAGTCCTCATCCTTGATTGGAGTGGTCATCGCATCGATAAGCTGGTCTTCAAAGTCGTCAGCAGCTTCTTCAATGTTGTACTGCTCATTGTATTCGCCATCTTCATCATACGGATAATCTGGGTCTGGAGACGCAGCAACTGATAGACCGTCTGGCAAGTAGAGGGCACCTGCATTGAGGCGAGAACGGGCCGTAGCACGGAAAGTACGGTTCAAGAGTAGTAGTTCCGCACAAAGGTCTAGAAGGCCGCGTAGTGAGCTGTCAGACTCCTGGCTATAGCGTGGGTGAGCCTTCCATACGCGTCCAATGAACGCATCCTTTGGAAGCTTGATGGTGTCCTTAGAGACATTCATCGAAGAAGAGCCACCAACACCACGGCGGGCATTGATAATGTAGTTGCCCTTCTGGTCAACCTGAAGCTCATCAACTGAGCGGATGTCCCATGATTCAGGGAGCTGAGAGCCGATACGCTCTGGAACCTGAACAAGGTAGCACTCGCCAGTAACCTGGAGGTTTAGGGCAGCGTCCTTAAGAAGACCAGCCTGGCCTCCATAGGCAGAGTCAAGACGGCCTAGGGCACGCTCTGCAGCAGCTGCAAGGTCGCCCTCGATCTTCTTTGACTTGTTAACTGGGACTGGAGCCTCGGCTGGATCGTCTAGAACAGCTGCGTAAAGTCGGATACGCGATACGACAGACGCCACAAGGTTAAAAGCATATTTAATTTCACCAATTGCATCGTAGTACTCCCACGCTTCTGACTGCCACGCGGTAGAGGCAGACTGGCGGCGAGATTTAAATGACTCGGCCTCGCCCTTGTCGCCAATCTTAATCTGAGCAGCAGCTGCAGTTAGAGGGCGTGGGCTAGAGAAGACTGCAGGTTCTGCACGAATTACACCGAACGAGTCTACTGAGATGCCAGGGCCTACCTGAGTAGCGTTACGGGCAGCAGAGGCACGAAGACCTTGCTGGCGATTAGCAGCTTTTGGCTGCTGGGCGGAGCTACGCTTAAAAATTCCCAAGAGGGTCTCCCTGTCAATCCATACGAGAGGATACTATCCCAACAAGTGCGGAGATAGATAGTACTAATGATACCACATACGCAAATGTCGGGACCAGTAAATAGAGCACTACTACTAGTATAGACGCCCATAAACCGAAGCACCAGAAGCAGGTGAATAGGTAGCCTAGCTTTGTGTGGGGTGGGAACTTCTTCCAGATAAACTCGCGCAGTGGAGAGAAGATTTCGTCAAGAAGAAAGAGCCTAGTTAGGCGGTAGGTGGCTAGCGTGAGCAGAACAAACGTAAACGGGTCTACTGGCATTACTCGTCCTTGGTAGAGCTGAGAGTCTTAATTGGATTCCAGCTACGCAAGCGAGAACCGCATCCGCAGTTGGTGTCTTTTTTGAAGGCAACAATCTTTCCAGAGGTTGTGATAATGCGCATGTCAGCTCCCTTGGAGGTTTCTGGAATGAGCTCGGTGTAGGGTTCGCGGAATATGATTACTGGACCCTGTGGGCCATCAGCTGCAATCACAATTAGGTCAGAGGTAAGTACAACGCGAGTCGTCCCGACATAATGGGCACCCTCTGAAGTCGGCATAGAGCGAACCTCGGTGACATCCTCTGTGAATCCGGCAGGAACAACAGCAACGTGAGCTGGGAAAACATCTTTAATAAGTTTCATCGTACTCGGAATGTTCCTCGGCCTAGGCGAGTGTCAGGTAGGCGGCGGTCAGAAAGAGACTTAGCTCGGATCTTTCCACCGGTGAACCCAGGAGGTGGCTTGATTAGTAGGGCAGTGAGCGCGTGAACAAGTGCATCGACGCGGTCAGGAGACTTTCCTTCGCCTGGAACCCAGGAGATCATCTGAGACTCAAGATCAGCCAGATGACCAACATGGTGGACTCGCCCTTGCTCGTACGCAAGAGTAATAGGCTCAGCCCGAAGCGCTTTACCCTGCTTTGAGTGGACTTCAAGGACTTTAATTGTTGGGTCAATGGTATTGATGGCATTGCGAACCAACGCACCGCCCTGGTTAACTTCTGCAACAACTGGGCAACCCCACTTCCTCGCCATCTTGACAACTTGATTTGCCCAGACATCCGGGCTTCCGAGTACAGAAGCATCTTCTAGTACCCAAGCATTGCGCTTGTAGAGGTCGTTGTCTGCGGTAGAGGCAACAACAACGATTCCACATTCATCTCGTGGGTTCTCGGCAACGCTCGGGTCAACGCCGATTACTCGTAGAGGTGTAGAGAAAGGATACTGGATCTCTCGTCCAGCTTCAATAGACTCTTCAGTCCAGAGAGCACCCTCCATGGCTTCAAGCATTTCACCGTAGAGCTCCTGACGAGCAAGAGAGGTTCCCTCGTAAACGCCAAGCATGGTGTCCATGTATGCACCTGAAAGGTTTCCGGCGTTGTCCATAGTTGAACCGCGGGTGATGGAGACTCGGCCGGTGGCTGCTTCTTCAATGAGCTTGTAGAGAAGGGGGGTACGCTTCGGGGTGGTGGTAACTAGAATCTTCGGCTTTGCACCAAGACGAGTACCAACGCGGAGGTTGTCAAACGCGGTCATGCCCGCAGCATCCGGGGTTTGACGCCAAGCCGCGATCTCATCGCCCCATGCGTGAGTGAACTGAGGGCCACGAAGCGAGTCAGGCTCATCAGCGGTGAACAGTGTGGCGGTATTTCCGTTAGGCCAAGTTAGACGACGCTTCGAAGGCTCATAGAGGGGCTTCTCGGATGGCGGAGTGACATTCATAATGCCCGACTCACCTTCAACGATAACGTCACGTACGTCAGCAGCAGTACGAGCAACAAGTGCGAAACGGCGTTGGCCAGTATTAGTGTACTTCGCTTGTTCGCGAACCCACTCTGAAGCCAGACGGGTATTGTGGGTGACTAGCATCTCTTCGCCGACAAGATAGAGCTCATCATCATTATCTACGGTGATGCAACAGACAGGGCGTGACTCTACCAACTCTATGTTATGAACATAGCGGGTAGTACTTCGGTTAGGCTGTCCTAGGTGGTTGCGATCTGATAGCTGCTTACGCTTTAGCCAGCCACCGCCCGATCGGGTTGTCCACGTAATGCGATACTTTGCGCCACAATCTTTGCCGTATATGGTAGCTCTACCAGTAACTATATTGGCGCGGTATCCGAGTGAGCGAACTAGCTCAGCTACATCTAAGGCCAGTGTTTCACGGTTGGTTGTTATTTCAAAAGTTCCGGTTGAGCGGTCGCAGTGGCCATCTGAGTCAATAAGTCCGGCAAGCAGATCACGGCGTTGCTGCTCTGAAGCACGCAAATAACTCATTGGAATATGTTTGTTATTCAGCACGTCAAGCGTTCGTAGCCTCGCTTGGGCTGACTGAGCACGTTCACGCATGGAGCGTTGACCAAATCCAATAGTCCAAGTTTTGCCATCTTTAGAGCGCGGTTTACCGTTGAAAGGCTCGCCTACTTCAGCCATTAAGGCTTTTAACTCATCGATATCTTCTGGCCCCATAGTCACCTCAGCGGCTGACGACGAGCCATCGCCTAACCATATGCCAAGTACCCAAGGGTGGATTGGTAAATCAACTTCCGGTAGGTGCAATGCTTTATTGATCGGCATTTGCCAGTTGGCTTCAGGATTAGCCTGACCAATGGTTAAGCCCTCGTCGAGCATTTGCTGAGTGGTTACAGTACGATACTCTCGCGCAGCTCGTCGATCTTTGCGGGCGCGGGCAGTCCACTGGTGGTCCGCATCAGCAACTACTTGAGCCCCATCGCTAAAGGTTATGCGGTAGCAGGTGCGGTTGAATTGTTCACCAGTATGGAATGTTACCATTGTCGGTTTACCATCCGCACCTAGGACACGATCACCTGGGCGCAATTCGCCCATCGTTGACCAACCGATAGGGGTCGGCACTGGCGTGTTTACGTCTAAAGCTTTTCCAAACCCACGTCCGGCTAAGACGAGCCAGATGTTCCAGTCGCCTTCAGGAGCTTGCTGCTCGGGACGACCCCAAACAGACCAGTCCCAGAGAAGCTGTTCTGGATCCATGCCTTGCAGTGCTTCTTCGCGCTCTTCTGGCGGGAGAGCGGCAAGGATCTCCATAATTGATTTACCCATGTGCCTAGTTTACCCTGTTTCCCCAGAACACAACGTAAAGGTGATGTCCGAGATAGATGTCTAGCGTGTAGTAGCGCTTGGTCTGCTTGGTAGTTTTGAAAGCGTCTAATAGGATTCCGTAGTAAACGGTCCTATTTCCCTGCTTACGCAAGTTATAGTGTCGGAATCCTGGTAGACGTAGTGGCATCACTTAACTAGTGCTTCCCAGTCATACTCCTTGGCGCGGTTCTCGGCAACAATTGGAGTGTAAACCTTAGAGGTAGCAGTAACTGGAGTCTTGTAGCCGTAGCGGACAAGGCGGAAACGTAGTGCACCGTGAGTTACGCCGAGACGCTTTGCCAAACGGTAGAGGGTTACACCCTCAACAGTGTGTGCGTAGTTCAGTAGCGAGGTATATTCCTCTGCTTCTGCGCGGTACTTGATTCCATTGGAGCGAACTAGCTGTGCGTAAGGCTGAAGCTCTAGAAGCCGAGCAAGAACCTTCTCTGATGGCTCAATGTAAACCGGCTTTGGACGCTCTGCCTTGATTGGCGGAGTAGGAATGTCGATAATCTCTGAGATATCCGGCTCTGGGGCCTCCGGAGTTAGCTTAGAGATCTGTCGAACACGCTCTCGGGTGAGTCCAGAGGCTACTGCAATAGCCTCAAGGGTCCACTGCTTGTGGCGGAGCTCTCGAATGAGGCGATCGCGACCTTCGTTTGAAACAAGAGTGTCAAAAACTTCCTTGATTTCAGCTGGAAGCTCTTGATTCTTCTTAACGTAGTTGATTTCGGTAGTCATTTCGTGGTCCTTTGTCGTTATTTGGTACTTGAAGTGTATCTGGTGGGTTGGTGGATGTCAAATTAAGTAAACTTGCGGCGGTTGCGGGTGAAATCTGCTGGAACCTCGGTGATTTCGAAGCGGAACTCATTGTCTTCGAGATTAATCTGGGTCTCTAGACGCTGAACGTTGATTACAGACTCAAGAATCGTAACCATTCGCTCTAATTCTTCGGTTGTAGCCTCAATTGGATAGCTGATGCGGATTGTGCAGTCGAACATGTCGAATACACCGCTGGTTGGGAGCGACTCCCTTAGCTCATCGGCGCTGTGAAGCTGTAGCTTTATTGTCAAAGTCTTCTCCATCTAGAAGCAATCCTCCGTGAGGGTCGTTGTCGTAGTCGCCAAATGGCGTTATAGACACTATAAACGCTGCTGCTAGAAAAAGCAAAACGAGAATAAGCGCAATCGCTGAAAATACGGTCAAAAGTACTACTAGAGGGTTAAAAACGGGCATTTTTATCCTTTTTGGCTAGGTATTTGATAGTTTCTGGGGAAGCTACGCCTAAAAGGGCGGAAATGTGCTTCTTTTGGAGGGCAGCTAGCCTCTTTCGGGCATAGTGATGGGCCAGATAATAGGCGGAAATGGCGATAGATACTAGGGAAAGCGTGAGCAATACGCCTAGTAGAACGTAGTAATACTTGTCTTGTGTAGTCATCATGAGGTTATCATAGCATATGTTGCCCGGGGAATGGAAATAGGGCCCTTTATAGTCGGCCCTAGGACTTTACTTCTGGTAGGCAATGCTTGGTTGGCTTACCTTAGAGATGGTTATTCACGCGTAAGGATACGCCTGAATTCAATGATGGAGTAGTTTCCGCCGAAGGTTCCAATATCTTCAATGGCAGTAACATGGCCCTTTTTAGGGGCGTGGATCATTTTACCGTCTCCAATATAAATGCCAACGTGATATGCGGAGTTAGATCCCTTATACGTGAAGGCAACAATATCGCCTGGCAGTGGTGAGGTGGTCTGAACGCCGGTATTGGCTTGGAGAGTGGCTCGGTGCTCCAGAGAGGTTCCAACCTGCTCATAAGTCCAGACAACGAGGCCTGAACAGTCCCAACCTGAGGGAGAGGCACCGGAGAAGGCGTACCATGTGTGCCCAACAGTCTTTTTGAGACGTTCTAGGGCGGTAGCCATCTTCTGGTTATTGAGCTCAACTAGCTGCGCATGGGCTGCCTGCTGCTCAAGGAGTGTCTGCTTAGCCTTTAGGGCTGGCAGATTAGCTAAAAAGTTTGCACTAGATAGCTGCTTTGGTGTAGCGGAGGTGCTTATTGTCATTGTATTTGTAGAAATTTGCTCTACTAGAGCTGCATCAGACAGATCTGGGGCCATTGGGGCTCCTACTGCGGTTGATGCGGTGAGTAGAAATGAAATCCATTTCATTAGGCAGCCTACCTTTCCTGGTGAGAGTTAGTACTCAGCTGTTTCTTGTCTTGGTGTTTCTTATTTAATTGTGGGTGGTACTTGTCAGAGATGCAAAAAAGCACATCCAACCTTTTAGTGGCTGAATGCGCTCCCGTTTAAATATGGTAGCACAATAACTGCGTCTATTATGTCGGATTTTTGGTCGTGATGCAACTTGGGACGTATTTTTTGAAAATTTGTGGAGGGGGATTTTAGAAATAGGGGCGTCTAAGGTAGGAGAATTCAAGGAGGAATTTGACAACCGACGGCACTAGGGTAAGGTTGACGTTGAAATGCTTTTGGGGTGCGAGAGGGCAGCAGCTATAAATCGACCCCTCTCGAAACGTTTCCTGAATCGGCCGTGGAGCACCGTCCGTCACGCCAAAAGATGGAGTAGTCTACCATAACCCGCGACCAAAGTCAAGCATGTTTTCCAAATTGATACATGCCCGTTTGAGAAGCATGCCTATCCTACACCCTACGCCAACAACCCCTAGCCACGTGAGCGACAAGGTGAGCACGCTCATGGATTCTATGGCTGCCTATCATGCCTAGGTGTTCATGCACACGCCTAATGCCCGTCTCGCTAGCGGCTACCCATGAAGGGTTGCTTGTTGTTCATGCTCTCATCAATCGATAGCTCACGCGCCCGGTCATGGCTAGACAAAGGTCATGCTCAGAATCTCCAGTGATAAGCATGCCCATGCCTAGGTACCAACCTACTCATGAGCATGAGCTAGCTACACCCCGCCCGCTAGTGCATAGGGGCACACGTGGCTAGAGAGACCCGTGGCAGAGCGTGCAACCCTGAGCGCAGGATAGTTGTCACCGCAGGGGGCTATACGCCCTGAGACGCCCCTATAAGGTCACCGCAGGGATAAGGTGCCCGCAGACATACGAAAACCCCTAGCACTGAGCTAGGGGCTAACGTGGATGCTTAGGGGCTAGACGTCTATCAGAGACCCGACACACGAAGCGTCAGAGCAGACACACTCGCTCACGCCATGCAGGATGCTCTCACACCCTTCACGCTCACACACTTGCCCAAACATGAGCTCAATGCAGCCATTCCATCCTGAGTAGGCCACGTCATCCTGAGCGCATGAATCAGAGCAGTAGTAACGAAGGTCAAGAAGGTCACCCGTAAGTGCATCTTCAATCAACACCGCGTGCGTCATTATGCACCTACCTTTGAACGCTTGAAGGTTGCGATGTTGTAGGCGAACAGGGCTAGGCCTACCGCAAACATGGCCACGTCTACAGCGACAACGTACCCAAAGAATTCACTGGCATCGTCAGCTGATTGGATGTTGTTCAAGTCGACCGCGCCGACTACTGCCATGCCAAGAATAAAGATTGCGCTCCATGCGCGTGCGTTACGTGTTTTCATTTTGAACCCCTTATCTCCAAGTCACCTTGACTTGATAAGTCAATCATACATGCCCCGCAAGATAAATGCAACCCCTGAGCAAAAAGAAAACCCCGCACGATGGCGGGGTCATCTTTGAGCGTGTGCCTAGTAGGCTTCACCGATGCGAATACCTAGCGCACCCAGGGCGTTGAGCTCATCGGCAGAGAACACTTTGTAGCTAGTGTCCCATCCCTGAGCACGAAGGTGCTCAGTGAGCTTGTTGCTCTGAGAAGCTTCGAAGGTTGCAGCACCGCGAGTAACGAAGCTGTTGCCACGGGTGAAGCGCAGCTCACCCTTGGTTGAGACGGCTAGCACGAAGAAGCTAGCGGTAGTTGTTGCTGTTGACATGTTGTCCCCTTTGGTTGTCGGTTAATTGGAGCTATTTAGTTATGACTAAATCCTATCAGCTATTCGAAACTTGTCAAATCACGCCCGCACTCGTTGCAGAGCAGGAAAAAATGAATAGCTCCCCCGCACATGCGAAAACCCCCGCCGAAGCAGGGGTTCCCGAGTAGAGCTAAACCAGAGCGACCTTATGCAAAGGGCAACCGTCAGAGATTGCCCATCCCGCAGGGAGCTCCGTAGGCACATCCATCTCAATCAACATGTTCGGGTCAGCTAGCGCGTCACCTAGGTAGTAATCTTCCAACATGCCATCGGAGTAGCCCGCATAAAAGTCGCACTCAGGGCATCGCAGGGTTGCGCGAGTAGTCCCGAGAATCACTGATTCAATGTCTCCAGTGAAAATCTTGAATGCCGTGTAACCGCCCCGCACGTCAGCCCCGCCATGAATCTGAAGGGCTAGGTACTCAGTGCCCGCAGAGACAAACTTGACGCCCTGAATCGTGGAGCTCAGCAAACACCCATCAAAGTTGTAGCTGTTGAATCCCCATCGCGCGTTAGAGTAAAAATCCCCACCCCCTTCGGCAGGGACGCCTAGAGTGTCAAGCCATTCATCCAAAGTTTCGCCCCACGATAGGTGCGACCGCTCAGCGTCAAAGGTCACCCATTCCGCAGTGCGCTCAGCGTCAAAGGTTAGTAGCTCATTCAAGTAATGGAATGTGTCTACCGTAAGCGTCTCATACTCAGCGTCATAGGTACCCGCAGGGCGGGCTTCAAAGTCTGCCACGGTCATGCCCGCGTTTCTCTGCCACGCACGTCCCGATTCACCCCCAGAGTCTAGGAAGCTCCGACCAGTGTTTTCGGTAAGCATCCCCGCGATAATGCCCGCAGTAGTCTCGCGGGTTGCTAGCAGGGCGCTCATGCGTTGATAACCCATGTTAGCGATTCCCCGCACTCAGCGCACGGAGCTTGAACCCAGCCGATACCCGCAGAGCGGTCATCCCAATGAATCTGGCTAGTGCCATACGATTCCGACTCAGAGTGTGCGCACTCGTTGAACCCAAACATAAATACCCCTTTGAACTATTGAGCCCCCCTTTGAAGCTCTACCCATGAGCTTAGCACTTTACGGTGCGCGAATCAAATCGTGTCACCCGCATGCCCGACTTGACGAAAAAATGAATAGACCCACAGGGCAAAACAAAACCCGCCACCGAGGTGACGGGCTTCGTTGGAAGTTGGCTTAGAACAAACGCCAAGTGATTGAGCGACCAGCGGTAAGCATTGCTTTGGTTGCGTTGATAAGTTCCAACTGCTTCGCCGTGGTGTGTGCTTCGTAGGTTGGCGCACATACGATTGAGCCGTTTGCTTCGCGAACAGTGATTTCGATTCCTGAGAAAGTCTGACCGAACATTTTGAATCCCCTTTTCTGGCAAGCCCCTTTGGCTTGTCCTAGGACTAGCCTAACACATCCTCCGGCAAAGTCAAATCATACCCCCCGCAAGCGTGTCGCCTAGGGAAAAAATGAATAGCACTCCCGCACAGACAACTTCTCACGAACAGAAAGAAACCCCCCACCCGAAGGTGAGGGGTTGGCTAGGCTTTCGCCTAGTAGTCCGAGTCGTCCCCGAACCAGCAGTCGCCACCGATGAACCCAGCGGATGGGTTGGTAACGAACTCGACGGTCTCGCAGTTGTGTGACCCGCCAGATGGGAACGAGTCCCAGCCGTCGCAGTCCGCACAGAAGATGTGAATCATGATGCCCCTCTCCCCAGCCCCCTTGGCTGGTCTACGACTAGCCTACCCTACTCCGCAAATGAAAGTCAAATCATCCGTGTGCCCGCAGGGGGATTAGGGAAAAAATGAATAGTCCGCACGCAAGCGCGAACGCGGGGTCACTAACGACCCACGCGCCACGCACCCCACAAGAATCCAACGGCAAGTGTGGAAACAACGAACGGCGATACAGGGTCTTGCCAGCCAACGGCAAAACCAAACAGCCAGACAAATCCCAGACCGCCAGCCACCGAGCGTAAAAGAACAGCCAGACTCTCGCCCCTAGTCATTGTCCGCACCAGACTTGCCAGCCCGCACGAACGCTTCGTGAGACCATTGAGCAGAGCGGTGATACAGACCGAACGCCAGCGAACCGACCACGCGCCAAGTTCGATACTTGAGCAAGTGCCACGCCCGCATTAGCGCACCGCTTCTTTGATTGTGATTGTGTCGCCCACGAACTCCACATCTAATTCCATTGGGGTCAAGTTCTCTATTACGAACGGCACGCCCTCTAGCACCGACTTAGGCGCGTAGGGCATTGGACTTAGAATACTGCGAATCTCCAACATAGAATCTCGCGTGAGTAGTTCCGCATTACGCCTAGCGATTGCTTGCGCTTTACGCTCTCCGTATGACATTGCCATTATTAGTTCCTCTCTAGGAATGTTGAGTAAACGGCAGAGCGCAACTTCTTTAGGTTGTTCTCTGCGCGTGCTGATGAACCAACGAGATACATTCCCGCTAGCGTTTGTAGTGATGAGTTGCGCTGACACTCAGCCCAGATTGCGCCCTGAGTGTGGATTGAATACTTGTCCGCCCCGCCCGCCATCTTCATAACGAGTTCGAAAACGAAATCTGCGTTCGCGTTCTTGGTTGCCATTTGAATCCCCTTTCGCCAAACCATTTGGCTTATGACCTAAGCCTAATCGAAACGCCCTGCCTACGCAACTTCCCACGAACTTCCGTGTGTTGTCTGCGAGCTGAAGGAAAAAATGAATAGCCCCGAGAAAAAGAAAAAGCCCGACCGAAGCCGGACTTTCCTTTTTTGAAATCTAAGCC